CTGAACTTAGTTCGCAATATATTCAAAAAAAAATGTTTTTCCAATGAATATATGATTATTTATAGGGTTTGGTGATATATGATTATTTATGATTATTTATGATTATTTATGATTATTTATGATTATTTATTTTTTACCAAATATCTTTTGAATGTTATTTACCTTATTTTTAATGTTTTTACAACGCCGCAAAGCTTTCGAAAATATTAATTTTTCTACTTCTTTGTCCGTAAATTGTGTTAATTTGGTTTCAAGCTTCTTTTGGTCATTCCGATATTTCTTCTTTATATTCGCTACCTTAATATGATAATTTTTCAAATAAGGCTTATAATCAGGTATTTCTGTTAGATTGAGCGAAAATACCTGAATTAATGGTTTCATCAATTGATTGGTTATATAATGTTCATAATCCACGGTCAAATTATTCTCTCGGAAAAATTGCGGTGTTTCTACCCTGTCACCTTGCAATTTCACTGGTTTATCCGTCTGAAAATATATGAATGGTACTCTTGAACCCACAGATGGTTTGTTACCAGGATCACGCTCTCCAATTCTCTCTGCCAATACTTTATGTGCTACTCCATCGGGATTTTTATATACACCTCGCAATGACTTTGTAATTATAAATTTCTCCATGTTTATTTCACCGTCCACAATGCGTTCCAAATATTCCCGGACAAAATTCACGGCTTTTTGTATATCTTTGTCTTTCATTAATATGTCGATTACCCCGCCATATACATCTTTCACAATAGGCGCATTATCGCGACGCTTCAAAACTATACCCATTGATTTACGTTTGCCTTTATGAGGGTCTGTTTCATATAACATTCCAACATATCTCTTTTTCGACAGCAAAACAAACGGTAGGAATGTTTTTTCATATTCCAAATCATGCGGCGGCTTCAGAAACTTACTTGCCAATTCGCCTGCTTCTATCGCCAAATCAATTGTTATTTCCAGAGCTTTTTGTCCTTTAATTGGGTTTCCTTCCATATCTTGCAAATTAAATTTGAAAAACACACTGTCCGTGTTTTTCACGATTAGAGGATACCCTGTATTAAAATCCCCTGTATCTGTTTCAATATCATACACATAATCAGTATAGTCTTTATGAATGATATTATTCTTTTTTAGTACATTGGGATGTTTTCGCTGTTTTCCCGATGTCATTGTCAGTGAAGTTATATTCAGTTTGTCTTTTCTGGTATTCACGGATACTTTAAACCCTAGCGAACTAAACATGTAAAACAACATCGCGCTGCCGATTTTACCCTTGTTACTAAGCAATATATTTTTGGATGCTTGCCGTCTACATTTGGCTCCATCGGCCGCATAATAACCCGACAAATACGCCATACGAATATTATATTCGGCATTCAAATATTCGGTTGGTATTATTTTATACTTGTCTTTGTTATAACATTTGGAACGAAACATCTCCACATATTTTTTACTTCCTTTACTCTGCTTATAATTTCCAAAAGGCACGATTTTATAGACCCCACTACTTTTGATTGTATCATTGATTTTGAAATTATCCCCAAAAACTTCTTCGCATAAATCTTTCATTATTTCACAGAATTCACGGTCTTTTTGATTCAAAGCCCAACTATATTTTAAACCCGAAGGACAATCATATTTACCGCAACTTCCATCCCCGAAAAAGAACCCATAAATAAATGCTTCTTTTTCTTCTTTCGTTTTGGAATCAATACTGTCTATATAAGATAGGAAATCTCTCAAATGATTTGCAGTTTTTTCTTTCTCTTCTCCCCTGTTAGACGAAAACGACGGATAATTATGCAACAATTTACAACCTATTTTAGCTTCTTTAGGTTTCAATTTCTTTCTATCCTCATCCAATAAACTATGGTCTTCGGTCACATCCACCATTCCAGTATGTGTATTGACGCGCCAAATATCTTTCTTTGTTTTATGCCTAATTACACGCTTAATATTACTCCAACCATTTGACGTATATATTTGGTATTGAGACACAATCATTTGTTCTTTATTCCAGCGATCATCATCCGATACCTTGAATCCAGCATAATCAAACCAATCATTTCCCATATCATCAATTTGGCGAAATTCAATGTTTCCCGTCTCTACATTTCTCAGCATTAATGGAGTATCGGATGTCACACTATCTCCATATACATATTCCGCGTTAGATAATACCAGACCGTGATTCTTCGTCTCACATATACGGTTCTTATACACTTTCTCAATAATGCTTTTACCATACATCAGTAATTTACGACCTGTAGCTGTGGTAGATGCGGCAATATCAATTTCATAAAAACTGCTCGTTCTCGCACCACATTGACCATACAGCGAATTTGCCGTGACTTTAAATCCCAATTGTCTTTTGTCGAAAACATTTTTCATAAAGGGACTATATGTATCGTTTACGCTTTTAACATCCTCGTCAGGAATATCCACTACCTTTCCGGTCAAATGATTCAAAATCGATGTTACACCGTCTTTTTTACTCAACAATCCCGAAACTTTCTCTCCACCAGATTTTCGCTCTACTGTTTTCCACTTTATCAGTTTACGAGTATCTTTACGCGCTTTTAAAAGTTCCTTCAAAATATTCGGCATGATAGCAGTTTTTCCGTCGGGAAATTGCGCAAAACGACACGTCTTTGTACCTACCTTTACTTTTTCTTTCTTTTTTCGCCCCTTCTTAGACTGCCATTCATACATATCGTAAGTGATATCGACATATTCATAACCTTCCTCAGTCATATTATCGTATTCTTTATTACCTTCCGTTTTCAGAAGTTTTCCTTTCAAGTCATATTCTTTGGTCAAAACTTTACTGTCGTGGGAGATATTTTCCGATATCATTGACGAAGGATACAGCGAAGAGTAATCTACCACCGCAGAAGGTTCGTCCAGATAAATGTTTTTCTTTGGGGGAAGACAAATCGCTCCTTCATAACTACCTTCGCCTTCTTCTTTTTCCAAATTTTTCATCAATGTATCCGCCAAACGGCATTTTTGTCCCACCAAACTCAACAGTTTAATACCTTGTCCGCGCATTACAATGAAATCCATTGGCACACTACAAATACTGGCTATCTCAACAAAACCCGTGATAATATCATTCTTTTGGAACAAATTATGCACTAAGTTACAATCCTGAATACAGTATTTCACTACTATCCAGCGATCTTCTTTACTTGCGCGTTCATTTGACAAATTGAAAATGTCTTGAGGACTTACATCGTCTTTACCCAAACACCATCTTATTTTGTGTTTGAGCTCGCAATGTTTCAAAAGATTTTCGTTGCTTTCATTGCTTTCAATTGGGTTAGTATCGGGTTTTTCCATATCGTCCACTTTCACCTTAAATTCGCCCTTATCCAAATCCACGTCAAATACTTCGAATTTCTTACTGTTTCGATAATTATCCGTGGAATGTCCCAATATCTCGAAATATACATTATTGCCGTCTGCCAATCCCATTAAATTTTTACTATTAACTAGTAATGATTTATCATCGTTTGTAGAAATTTCAGAAACACCGTCGCCAATGAAATGTGCCGATACCGCGTCCAATTTATAAGACGACAAATTAATTTCACGGCGAAAATAATTGTACAAATCAACTTGAATTCTGCCGGGAATTTTCACGAATTGTAGTTCATGAGTCCCCGAAGCAATTTTCATGGTTTTATTTTGAACACGACATTTATGGTTGTTAAGTCTTGATAATTGGAAGAATTTGCTATTTCCATCATATTCCATTCCCAACTCCTTGGCTCGCTCTACCATAAACTTCCAATCAAAACCAAAAATATTGTACCCAATTATAATATCGGGATTTTCTCTTCGAATCAATTTCGACCATTTTTCAAGTACTTGTGTCTCTTCGCCCTCGCATAACTCTATTTCAGTTTTATTATCCGTGGCAAGATTATCCGCACAATCATCTTTGGCTATACAATGATTTAAATATGGTTCTGTTTGTCCATATTTTCGGAAAGTGGAACCAATAAATGTAATGGTATCGCCTTCTAATTCTGGCAATGATTTTTCTTTTTCTTTCTCTTCGTTTTTTTCCAATGCCTTTTGTAAATAAGCCATTTTTTTATTCAATTCCAAACCGCAAAACATCATATAAACAAAATTACGCGGATGATATTTTTTCCCTCTTTTATCGTTGTTATCGTTGTCTTTGTTCAAGAAAGTAGCCAAATTTTGCTCTTTATTTTTACTTTCTTTATCTCCTATTTCGTATAAATATTTACTTGGAATATAGGGCAACCATTTCTTTTTCTTCTCATATCCAGGGCTACCTTCTTCGCCTTCAATCTGTTTTTCCATGATATGTATACCATCGTCTTCTTCCTTTTCTTCCTCTCCATCTCCATCTTCATCGGAAGATTCTTTACGATTATATTTTTTATTTGTTTTGTTTTTTTTATCTTTTTTCTTCTTACGAATGAAATATGTCAATGGTTTTCTCATTAAATCATCAATGAAATATAAGAGTTCAGTAGAATATTTATGACCTTTATATTCATCTTTTTTTACAAAAACTTCACTCATAAAACTACATTCATTTTTTGATTTCTCAAAATTAGATTTATAATTTTTTTCAAGATTATCAATTCTCTTTTCATAAAGTTTGATTGATGAATCTAATTCGTCCAAAGTATTTAAATAGTTAAATTCCTCATTTACTCCTTGATTTTCCAACTTTTCATTTATTTTGCTTTCCAACTCTTTTTTTTTTCGCATCTTTGATATTTTTTTTTTGCTCTTTTCAATGTTATTGTATACTGAACTATATACTGAAGTGGCAAATATCGCATAAAACATTTTCCTAACTTTTTCACATTTTTCTTCAAATGTCATTGTTTTATACATATCTTTATTGAGATTGATATGGTCCAACATTTCCCCCACTACTTTCTTATAGTGTTTTATAGCCAAAGGAAAATCACCGTGACTTGAACTAGCTTCAATATCAAAACTACAAATTTTATAAGGAACCGCCGTTTCTTTATCTCGCAACGCTTTGATATTTTTACAACTCACTTCATATTCATATTTACAGGTTGATGTTTTTTTTGAATATTCTACAGAATGAATATCATCGTTATCGGTATAAACTAGTTGAATCCATCCCGATGGACTAATTTTATTAAGATGAAAATAACGCAAGAGAGGAGGCAATTTGGTTTCATATAAAGCGAAAGATTTGACATTATAGTTGTCATCGCCCATAATAGTATGGACAATTTTCATGTCTTTTTTCAAAATATACGAACGACCAAACGCCGAATTTTTATCATTTTTCGTATCATACCAGTAATCATGTATTATTTTATTCATCCATCTTTTGCTATTGAATTCAAGATAGATGAAATTATGATATGTTCCCGCATCAAATCCATATAGAGTTTTATGTTTCCGTAACTCACATTTGGAAATAATACTACTGGCATAATTATCATAGTTATATAATTTTTCACCTTTATTTTTCGCATCGTTAATGAGTTTATGTATATTTTCTAAAAATACGTCCTTTATTTCTTTATAATTTACTTTTTCTTTGTCAACATTATCTTCCATATTGATCTTTACGTAAAAGAATGGTTTGAAATCCTTTACCGTTATCGAAAATGATTCTCCCTTTTCATCAATTCCAAACATTTGTATCATATATTGTTCTTTACTGGTTACATTTTTGGGTTCTCCCTTTATTTCTTCATATTTATCTTTGCCTTTTCCATAATCCATAATGTGAAAATCAAATAAACGGCATTGTATAGGACCCGATTTTTTGGACATATTTACTCAATATTCTGCAATAGATTTATATTATTAGTATTATTTATATTATATAGTATATAGTATATAGTATATCAATTGTTTTTGTTATTTAGAATTTCAATTTATTTTTTTCGATTTTCTATTTTTAGATTTCTTAAAATGTCTCAGCTTGAGACTCGTCAAATGAATTTTGTATAAATTGTTCTCTTTCGCTTATAGTTAATAAGCCCCAAATAAAATTAAAACTTCGATTCCAATAATATTCGCATGGCACGACATCCAATAAATTATTTTCATACAGTCCAGGATATGTATTCTTTTCGAGAAAATTCATATATTTTACTTTCTTCTGCGTCGTTTCATTTCTAAGGATGAAATTACGTCCCAAAATATCCGTAAATTTTTCGCAATCATATTTACCTGTATAATACGGTGCGTGTCTATTCATGAATATATCCAAATTATTCAGTATCCAGTGCTTCCAATCATCGTCATCTTCATCTATTTCATCAAAGCGGAAAAAGGTACTATATACTCGAAATACTTGTTCTCTACTAAGACCGAAATCACGAATATCCGCCAATAATTCTTTACTTTGCGTCATATAGGTATATGGAATGATTTTTTGATGTATTACATGAACGGGTAATTTATTTATTAGTTTGCGTGAAATAATGGACATTATAATTTATATATTGATTCCGATTTAAATATTATTCGCTATATACATATAATACTTACAAATCACATTAAATGTCAAATAAAGGAAACAGTGGAAACATAGAACAATTAGATGATGTACAAATTGACGCCGGGGCTTTCATGACCTTTTTCATCGAGAAAGCCATGCGTTCAATGGGAACTTATGTAGAGCACGGCGAACTCGAAGAAGTACCCGACGACATAGTAATAAAGTGCATTAAAGTCGAAGTAATGGTTAATTCGCAGAGGGAAGAAAGAGACGAAGAAATCGCCAAACACAAAAAAGGCATTATGAAGGAATTACGCAAGCTTGAAGCCGAAGAGAGTGGAGAGGGGAGAGATAAAGGAGAGGAAGACGATATTTTCGACGCACCGAAACTTCCTAGACCCAAGAAAAAATATACGAATACCAAA